TTGGTGTTGCCATAGTTCTCCTTATCCTAAAACATTCTCTGCGTCGAGTGTGCCATACACGGCGTCATCCAAAATCAACTCGTACACGATCGTGGTCGGTGCGGTGCTGTAAAGGACGCTGTGGCCTGTGCTGAAATCCAGACGATGCTCGATGCCTTCAACGGAGAGCTCTTGAGCCAACTGGGTTGTGCTAGTACCGCTAGGGAACGTCTTTTCTACGGTAATGGTGTCGCCAATGTCCACGGTTGCCAGCGTGTCCTTTTGGGCTGTGGTCAGCATCAGAAACTTGGTTGCCACAGACGTGTAACGCGGTTCGGGCTCTGGGTTCAACAGATAGTCGGCAGCGTCATCAATGCTTGTTTGCTCATGTAGCAGGCTGTTTGTGATGCTTGTGGTTTGAATGAAATATGTGGCAATAGATCCTGCATCGGTTGCGGTAGCGGTTTTGCCGTCTAACCCTGTTACAACCGCGCGGTTTACTACGGCGTCAGCCTCAAACGAAATACCTACCCCGTCGTACTTGAAGTTTGTGCCGTCATCATGGAAATCGGCTACTGGCGCGCTAAGCGTGTTACCGATACGGTTTTGGAATGTGAGCACTCCAGCGCGCGACATAAACAAACGGCCAAACTCCGCGGTCTCGTTAATTTGCGTTAGGTATTGCAAGACGTTTGTTCCTGCCGGCACGGTGTAGTTGCTGTCGTGGCCTAGGTTGACGGTGCCTGTGGCGATGCTTCGAGCGCCTGCTGGGAAGTCAACCTCTGGTAGGTCTAGGACTGTTTCTATGCGTTCGCCTGATGTTTCGGCGGTGACGTTTAATTCGTCTAGGAATGTTTGTGCAAGTAGGTAGAACTGGTCAGCGCAATACACGGTCACGGTGTCAAGACCGCCGAGCGCGAAGTTGTAGTCATAGTTAACGACATAACCGCTAAACAATGATTCGGGCACATCGATTGAGCTGTAACGGATTAGTCGCACTTCGCGCAATGGTGCAAGCCCTGGCTTAGATTGCGGTGTGTCGTAGTACGGGCTGTTTTGATCAAACGGGTTGAAGATGCCGTCCACGTCTTGAATAGTAAATGTCATTGTGCCCGCGCTGAACTGATCGCCCACGTCACGGCGACCGCGCCGCACGTTGATGCTGACAGTCGAGTCCATAACATCAGCAAACTCGGTCGTGCCGTCAAGCACATATTCGGTGTTATCTAAAACGCCTTTTAGCGAGTCATCAAGAGTAAATGCGTCAACCAAAAACCCTGTTGCAATTTGCAGGTCATAGTTGCCTGAATCAACAACGGCTACGCCTGGCATCACGCCACCTGTAACTGCAATGGCCCAGCGCTACGCGAATAGGCGCGCAAAGCGTTAACGACCGACTCACCGATCTCTGCGCTAGTGGCAAGCCCGCCTGTGACGTTAATTGTTATTCCGCCACCAGTTTGCATGCGGTCTAATGGCACGACGGCTTCTGGGCCTGCTTCGCCGATCAGGGCAAGAGTAGGAGAGCTGACGATGCCGCCTTCAGCCATTCGAGGAATGCTGGAACGGCCAGGTGCTGGTGAAGTTGAACCGCCAAGTTGTGGGATTGACAGTTTTGGCGCCTCTGGGATGTTGGGCAAAATTGGAATTGAGTTGTAAGCCTTAATGATGAGGTTTACGGCGGTGACTGCTGCGTTAACCATTCCTTCAAAAAATCCTGTGATGCTGTTAACAATTAGTTTGACACCGTCACGGAACCACTCAAACTTGTTGTATGCAATTACTAAACCAGCAACCAACAAACCAATGCCAATAGCGATAAGGCTAAATGGGTTAAGTGCCATAGCGATGTTTGTAGCAACTACCGCTGCAGCCACAAGTGCAATGGCGCCAGCGATAGCCACAAACGCGTCTGGGTTGTCTTGTGCCCAGTCAGCAAACTTTTGCAAAATTGGCAACGCCGCCTCAACTACTGGCAACAATGCTGCACCAATTGACTCTTTTGTTTCGCCAATAGAGTTTTTTAGAATCTCCATTTTGCCGGCGGCGGTTTCTGCTTTTGCGCTAACAGCACCGCCAAAAGTGCCAGCCAACGTTTCCATAATTTCGTTTAGGGGTTTGCCTTCGTCCACCATTGTTTTTATTTCAGGTGACAAAGTTTTTAAGGCCTTAAAGTTTCCTTCGTAGGCTTTTGCCAATGCTTCTGCGACGGTAGTCGAATCCACGTTTAAGCCTGTTGAAATGTCCATGACAAGATTCATGTCTTCCATGGCTTTTTTGGTGTCTTTGGTACCAAGCGATAATGCCTCAAGCGCGGTTCTGTAATCCGTGTCAGCAATTCCTGACGCTCGAGACATTGCAGAAATCTGATTTTCAATCGCGGCAACTTGATCATCAGAGGCGCCAGTAACGTTTTTAAGAACAAGAGCAAGGTTGGCTTGTTCGGCCTGATCTTCCATCGCTGCTTTGGTTGCGTCACCAAGCGCTATGGCCAAACCGCCAATTGCGGCAGCTGCAGGAATCGCCGCTTTCTTAATAGCAAACTGTGCTTTTTCGCCGACGGTCTCAAGTTGCTGAAACTGTTTGACAGCCTTCTTTACCCCTGTGCCGTCAAACTCGCTGATAATCGGGATATTGATTGCCATTACGCGGTCTCTCTGTTCGCTTCTTCCATGACGCGCTTAACCAACTGCTCCATCTCGGACATGACATCGTTCTGGCGTTGCTCGTACGCCTTCCACATTACTCGCGAACGGCTCCCATAACGGGAAGTCAACGCGCGACCAAGTGCGCCTTCCATAGACGTGTCAAACATGGTGCCAGTAGCGCCCTGCCATTGAATGACAAACGTGCCAACATTTGACTTGTTTCCGCCGTATTCTTTGATGTTTCGGGTGTTGATTTTGGCAGCAATTTTCTGTTTCATGCCTGGTATCCACGGCAACATCTTGAACCCTGATCGAGTGCTCCAGTTGCGCGCCATACCAGACAGGGGAACATTCGAGGGCACCAGCTTGTTGGCGTCGTCAATAACAGGCTGGACAATCTTCTTGTAATCTTTAGTGATTTCACGGCGCAAAGATTTATCAATTTTGTTGAGCGTCTTCAAGGCATCTTTGAGCCCGACAACCTCAATCTTTGCCGATACTTCCGCCATGTCATCTCCGTTTTTTGTTTGCTTCGTTAAGCACTTTAATAACCGTTGCCAAGTCTTTTGAGTCAAACACAATGTCGCTAGGCCACCAACCGACCGCGACCAACACTTCTGCTAGTTGGCGGCGGTAGGTGCCGCGTCCGTAGGGTTTGGATCAGTCTCATCCAGTACCGGCAGAATGTCGATGTCAGGGTTTTTGCTAATCCATTCACGCCAGTTCTCACCGACCTGTTCGCCTTTAAGTTTTAAGATCGTGTGCATCCAACAGCAATAATCCGAGTACAGAGGTGACGCTGACAACTGTTGAATGTTGCGACGCTCTAGGCGTTCCCATTCGGTAATGACAAACAGGTTTGTGTAGTAATACTCGGGCGCGCTGTCGGTCGTGCGCTTTAATTGCAACTTAATTTTCATGTGTCTCCTATGTCGGCTTGGAGCCGTTATTTATCAGGTTACGTCAATTGTGTAAACGCCACCCTGCAGTTCAATCTCGTATGTACTGAGCTCTCCAAGGGATGCGTTAATCACAGGTATAGCACTTAGGAACGTCCCGGTTAGTTCAAACCCTGGATTCGTTGCCGAGTTTGCACCTGCAGCTGGTGACACTTTGATATAGCACTTCGTGCCGAGAAGCGCCGACAAAACTGCATAGGACTCACTTGCTGCATAACTGGCATATACCGTCAAGGTAACCGAGTTGCTGAACAAGCCTGCTGTCATTGTGCGCGACGTGGAGCCGAACGCGGTGTCTTCAAGTGCTTCTGCGGTGACAGTCAAAGTTGCTGCAGAAACCTGATCGGTGATGTCTGTAGTTGCTGCGCTTGTTGCCCCAATTAGCACGACTGGATTCGAGAGGTAAGTGGATGTCGCCATGATGATTGCTCCTTAAGTTCTGTTCTGATAGTAGATGATTTGTGTTGCTTAGTTGTGGATTATGCGGTCTGGGCTTGGATGGCACAGTCAAGGTCGTAGCACGGGTACAACGCGCCACCGATTTCAAGGCTTGATGGACGGCCAGCCATGACAATGATTGACGAGCCAAGCACGGTTGCCACAATGCCAAGGATTGAGCGAAGCACCGGCAGACCTGCAGGCCCAGAGCCAATGACCTTGACAGGAAACTCAAGTCGCACAATGTTGCCGTTGCCAGCAAACGTGGTGAAGTTTGGTGCATCTAAGTACACACAATTAGGCACAAGTTTGGTTGGGTCGTTTACAACACGCAGACCAGACACAGCGGTCAGGGTTGCGGTGACGTCATCAATCGCTTCGTTAAACAGGTCGGTGTACGACATCAGGCAACCGCTGGACGTGGGATGCCAAGCAGCTGCTTGACTATCGGGGTCAGGCTTTGTTGTGGTGCCGAGCCCATGCCGTCAAACGTGGCGTAGGTTGCCTCTATTGAGCCCCTAGAGCGCCACAGAGCGGCGCAATACATTAAAGCGCCCAATGTTGCATCGCCACCTGGTGAGGTCGTTAGAGAGTCGATATAGCCCGACTCTTGACGCCTGCGAAAACAGAACTGGTTACCAGCTGAAACCGATTGCGTGAGCAACGTGTAGTCGTCTGACGGGTTGGTAATTGTGATGCCCAAAAATGACATGACCTGCGCGGCAGTCACCCATGTGCAAACAGGGTCATTGGCAACAGTCCCAGACGCAGCGACACGCTCGACATCGCTTGCAGTTTTGGCGTAAAGCACCTGATCGGCGATCGGTATTTGGTAGTCGTACAGCAGGTCGCCCTGTGTATCAATACCAAGAAACAAATACTGGGGAAGCGCCCTAACGGAATACGAGCCATTAAAGGTTGCGTCAACACCTGCAACAACGATTGAACTGCCGACTGCAATCTCCGATGGGGTTAGGAGTTGCAGTACGGCAAAGTTGTCAATCAGGTACTTGTTAGTAACTGTGTATGTAGCCATGAGCGGTTGCTCCGCTCTCGACTAGGCCTGGGTGATCTTGCGAATCATTCCGCCGATTGCAGCAAAGGTTGACACGTAGCCATGGAATGACATGTTGCGTCCCAAGACTGACGGCTGTTCAACGCTCATGAGTCCACGGATTGATTCGTAGAATTCGTAAGCATCTCCTGCACCTTGACCTACGCGGGTGATGATCATGGTCTTGGCAGCGAAGTTGCTGTCAACTACCAATTGCAATCCGAGTGGGGTGCCGTTCCATGATGTTGCACTTCCGCCGCCGAGTGCGTTTTGACCGGTAAGGCCTGCACCAATGAATGGGAAGATTGGGCGGTTTGTTGTGTCAACAAGCTGACCAAGTTGTGACCAGACGTCAACCGATACAAACATGTGTGTCGGCATCCAGTTTCGGTTGCTTGAAATGTCATTTGCAGCGTCGTAAACGGACTTGAGCAAGTCGGCAACTGTTCCGTCCCAAACACCAGATGAGTTTGCTGCGGTGAGCAAATCGTCTGCTGCTTTGTTGTCAGATGCAATCATGTATTCGCCCATGAGGTCATTCAAAATCAACTGCATTGCGCTTGGCGATGTAAAGTCAATGTCCTGAACTGACAGCGTTACTTGACCAGCAAGTGTGGTCTTGCTGACCGAGTTGGATGCGATCACCATGGTTGTTGCTGATGCTGCAGCAAGTTCTGACTGCGATGCAACGCTGGTGTGCGTGGTGATAGTTGGACGAATGAAAGTCTTTGACTGACCGTTGTCTGGGTAAGCGCGAGCACCAACTGCCTCGACTACTGGACGCAAGAAGTTCAGGTCTTGAACCAATGGCCCAAGTACTGGAACTGGCAAAAGACCAGGTGTGTCAGTCGTGAGTACGTCACCTGCAGCTGCCTGCAATGCGGTGCGCTGTGATGCGGTGTGTTCTGCTACTGCAGCGTTCATGTTTTTGAACGTGTCTCCGCCGATGTGGTAGGCGGCCATAAATTCGCCTGCACTTGGCAGTTTGAATTCTTTTTTGGCCTGTGCGAAAATTGGCGCGGTTGGGATTGTTGCCTCAACTGCTGGTGCGGTTACTTCTGACATGGGTTCTATCTCCTGTTCTGGGACTACTTCTTCATTTAACACTACTTCTTCGGGCTCTTGGTGGATACTCGCAGCGACGCTGGCGATGTTCGCCATGTCACCAAAAGCACCAATTGGAACGAGCGACAACTCTGTCCATTGCGCGGCTTCAATGATCATGGTTCCATCTTCGTCGTATGAGAACTTGACTGGGTTTACGCCCACCGAGACTTGGTCAATGGTGCCATCTTGGGCCATGACCAAAGCGTCATTGCCAAGGTTGGTTGCGCTGATCTTGGCGCTAAACATCATTCCTTGTTCTGTATCTACGCGCTCGGTAACAACGCCTACTGGCATGCTTGCGTCGTGGTACATAAACAGGCGTGGTGCTTTGCCCTCGACTGGCAATGAGCCTGGACGAAAGATCACTTGGGTTCCATCCGAAACTGTTGCCGGCACGTTGTAGGGAACGGCGGTTCCGCTGATGGTGCGTCGTGGCGCGTCGCCCTTGGCGGCGTCCAGCGTGAAATCTCCTGCAATTAGTTTGATCATCGTGCTAACTCCTCTTGTGTGTTTTCTCTAACAATTACTTCATCGTCTGCGCGGTCGGCCATAAAGTTTTCTTCTAGGTATTCATCGGCGTCAAACTCAACGT